GAATCCGCAGTGTATCAACCGCGTGGAAGAGGAACAGGTCGCGATGGCTCCGGGCGAGGTCTGGTACTTCGACAACACGAAAGCGCATGAAGTCGTGAACGATGGCCCGGATGACCGGATCAGTCTTATTGTTTCGATCAGGTGCGAAAAATGATTAGGCATCTATTCGCCGGAGGAGTATACGCGCGGGAGCAGACGCTGGCGGAAGGCCATGCGGTTGAGAAGCACGAGCACGATTACGACCACTTGAGCTATCTGTGCGCTGGCCGCGCCTTGCTCGATGTGGACGGCGAATTGCAACACTTGACGGGGCCGTGCGCGATCCTTATCGCTGCCGGCAAGAAACACCGGATTCAGGCTTTGACAGACATCACCTGGCTTTGCATCCATGCGGAGAGCGTCGCAGATCCGGAAATCATTGTAAAGGAGTAGATCATGCCATTCGCTACCGCAGCAGGGGCCGCCATTGCGGGGGGTGTCGCTTCCTCGGCGGCCGGCGCGCTTATTTCCTCTGCTCTCGCCCCTTCCCCTTCGGGTGGATCGGGCGGCAGTCAATCCTATTACGTTCCGACGGGTTTGCAGACCGCCGACCAGCAATGGCAGGCGCTTCAGCAGGGCAACCTTAATGCTTATAACGCCAGCAATCTGTCTCAATACGGTCTGCAATCCCTTAATCAGGGGATGGAAAGCTATAACCAGTATGCGCCGGGGTACCAGAACGCCGCGAATGCGGCGGGCGCACAGTATGGCGCGCTCGGCCAGCAACTAGGTGCTGCTTCAGGACAGCAATTCGGTGCAGCAAATCAGGTCTACCAGACCGCTTTCGATCCGCAAAGCGCGCTTTACAATCGCACGGTTCAGCAGTTGCAGGATCAGACGGGGGCCACGAACAGCATGTACGGGCTCGGATCCTCGGCCGCCGGCGCGGGCGTCGCGAATCAGGCGCTCGGCAACTTTAATATCGACTGGCAGAATCAGCAGCTTCAGCGTCAGATTCAGGGCTTGGGAGCAGCAGGGCAAGCCTACGGACAGGCTGGCGCACTCGGGCAGGCCGGGGGGCAAGCCACGCTTCAGGGTGGCCAGTTACCTTATCAGACGGCGCAGAATCTGGCGGCAACGCCTGGGCAACTCGGCGGCGCGTACGGGCAGTTCCTGCAAAATAACGTGTACGGGCCGGCGCAAGGATTCCAGTCTCAGGCGATTCCGTACATGAATTATGGCCAGGGGGCGCAGGCTGTTCCTTACCAGAACGCCTACGATACCTCGCAGGCCAATGCCGGCGCTCTGGCGCAAGGTATTCGGGGCTTAGGGAGCAACCCCCAGGTTCAGGCAGGCATCGGGAATCTGTTCGGGGGAAGCGGCGCAACCGGATCTTTCAGTGGCGGCGACTTCTCCGGCGCGTTCAATTCCAGTCCATATTATAGCGGTGGCGGTAACAGCTACGGCTTCACGATGTAGGAGCGATCATGGCTCGAACGTGGCTAGACTACGCCGGAATAGCGCAGGCTCAGGAATTCGCTCAGGCGCAGCAGCAGCGGGACATGCTCGCCTTCCAGCAGGCACAGCAGGACCGCCAGCGGCAACAGGCCGCGCAGGCGGCGGCCGGCAATGCGCTCCCGCAACTCGTGCAACCGCCTCCGCAGGCGATGCAGCAGCCTGCTCCGCAACCTCCGGCTCCCGGTCAAGTCTCGCAACCGATGCAGCAGGCTGGCGGAGGCGTTCCGTTGCCCCAAGGCCCGGTTCCCGGCCAGGGGTTGCGCCCTCCGCTTCCTCCGGGCGGCGCGCAGGGTGCCATGCCCCCGCAAGGCGTTCCGCCGTTTCGCCCGATGCCGACTACGCCTCCGCAAGCGCAGGCCGCGCCACAGGGGGCTATTCCTGCGCCGCCGGGGCAGGCGGCCGCCTCGCCCGCGAACCCGCAACAGGACCAGATGGAGGGCGGGTTCTCGCTCTCAAACATCATCCAGTCGGGGCAGAAGCAAGGGCTTTCCGGTACGGATCTGTACGACTACGTGCAGACCATGGAACCGTACATGACCGCGCAGCAAAAGGCGAAAGCGGAGCAGTTCAAGACGCAACTTGAACTCAAAAAGCTCGATGCGGAAATCGCTTTGCATACGCAAGCCGCGCAAAACCAGAATCTGTCCCGGCAGGAGCGCGAGCGGCACGATCAGGCGCTTGAAGATCTGGCGTCGCGCCGCATCGGTATAGCACAAGGTAATCTGAACGTGCGCATCGAAACCGCAGGCTTTAATCAGGCCGGCGCGACTCTTCCAGCCGGAACCGGGAAAATAGGAGCCGATGGCCTGCCCGCACCAGTGGGCGGCGGCGGTCTGTCGCCTGAAGCTGTGCGCATGCTGTCCGGCCGCATCAAGGGGGGCGATGCCTCCGCCTTGACCGGCTTGACACGCCCCGCGCGCACGGCAGTGCAAAACGACCTTGCCAAGCTGGATTCGACAGGCGCAGACATCGCGGGAAACCAGATCGACTTCGCGGCGGCGCGCAAGGGCGCGCAATCCGCGACCCAACGTGAAGCGAACATCGCCACGTCAGAAAAAGCGATCACCAACCCGGGCGGCCTGGCCGATCAGGTACTTGACGCGGCGCGCAAGACGTACCGCACCGGCTCTCCTGCCCTTAACCAGAAGATCAATTACGTCTTGGCGAACTATGGCGGCGATCCGGCGGTTGTCGATCTGAAAAACGCGCTTGGTGATCTTGAAGGGCAGTTCAATAAAGCCATGGCGGGCGGAGGCACGGCCACGGATGCTGTGCGTGCGGAAACGCTCGCGCGTATCAATGACGCGCAAACGCTCCCTCAACTGGAAGCCGCTATCAACCGGATGAAGCTCGGTCTTCAGAAGGAAGGAGAAGCCGCACAGGAAACCTCAAAGATGTTCGCGGATCGGGTACGGCAAGCCGGGAAGGTGGGCGGGAAACCGCAAGCGCAGGCCGCGCCTTCAGGCCCCTCAGTCGGCACCGTGGAAAGCGGTTATCGGTTTAAAGGCGGCGATCCATCATCCCCGGCCAGCTGGGAGCGTGTGCAATGATGCCTTGGGAAAAATACGCGGCGCAAGCCGCACCGGAAGGTGCTCCGGCAATTCCGCCTTGGGAGAAGTATGGCGGAGCGAAAGCCACTCCCGCTTCCGGACTGGAGAAGCTTCCGCCGGAATCTGGCGCTCCGCAGAACCCCGCTTATGTAGCGCCGCCGGCGGAAGGTATCGGGCAACGCATCAAAGGCAGCGCGGAGGCTGGCGCAGCACTGGCAACGGGCGCGCTCGGCGGCGTCGCCGGCCAGTTGTACGGTATCGGCAAAACGCTAACCGGCGGCAAGTACGGAACGCAGCAGGGCGCGGCGGAAGGTGAAGCCGCTGGCGTGAACCTCGCGAACAAGCTTACCTATCAACCGAAGACGCAAACCGGGCAGGCGATCACGGAAGGCGTCGGCAAGGCGCTTTCCCCGTTACAGGCGCTGCCGGCGGATGCCGGTTTGCTCGGGCGCATTGGCGAGGTGCCGCGCGGCGCACTGGCGGCGGAAGAGGGTGCGGGCGCAGCGGGACGTGCGGTCGGCAAGGGTGCCGCGCAAGCCGCGACTAAGGCGCTTCCGGCGGTAGACGCAGAGACTGCGGCGCTTGCCCGAAAGGCACATTCATTGGGGATTCGTCTTACTCCCGATCAGGTGGTAGGAGGCAAGTACGGCAGGATAGCAGGCGAAGGGATGGCGTCAGTTCCTTTGTCCGGATCGAACAACGCCGCCAATACTGCCGCGTGGTTGCGCAATCTGTCCAAGCAGGCCGGGGTTGCGGCAGAAAAACCTACACCTGAAGCGTTCGGGGAAGCTACCCAGCGCGTGGGGTCAGGTATCGGGGATTTGAATGAAAAGTACGATCTACCGATCGACCGCGCGGCGATCCGGGATCTAAAGGCGAAGTCACGCGGCGAGTCTCTTGAGACTACTGCGGCGGTGACTGACATCGTTAAACGTGTACAGAAAGAAACTTCCGGCAATAATCTGAACGGCACAGCGTACCGAAAGATCAACACCCTGTTGAACGACAAGATAAAGCGCGCCTCGAATGCGGATACGAAGTATGCGCTGCAAACAGTGCAAGCCAAATTGCGGAAGATTCAGGAAGCGCAGATGACTCCGGATGACAGGAAACTATCGCGCACACTGAATCGACAATATGCGATTCAGCGGATGATCGAACCTTTGGTAGCGAATAGCCTTACGGGGGACATTTTACCCTCGCAACTACTCGGGGCCATAAACGCGACCAAAAAAGGAAAGGCCTTGATGGCGCGCGGCAAGGCGGGTGAAATCGGCCAATTGGCGGCGATAGGAAACCGGTTTCTGAAAGAACCGAAGTCTTCAGGGACCGCAGAACGTCGATTGCTGCAAGGTATCCCTCCTGCACTTGCCAGTGCGGCCGGTGCGGGTGCGGGTGTCGCCGGAGGGGCTGGCGCTCTTCCCGCCATCTTGGGGGGCGTGGGCGCTACGTACGGCGCGGCTAATCTGTATAACCGCGCGGGGCCTGCTATAACACGTGCATTGATCGACAGACCGCCTCAATGATGTTCGTGTGCGGCGGCAAGGAACATTCCGACGAACATCCCGAACACAATCGCAGGAACGAAACCTATATGCGTGCAGATGAAGAAGAAGCCGCCGATAAGTGCGCAGCCCCAAAGGAATTCAAGTAAGCCTTTCATGGTGATCTCCCAGGTTGTTACGGCCACTATAGCAAATGCGAAATGAAAATACTAGTCATCGATGTGGGTAGCAATGCGCTCGACCTCTGCATGCGCTGGCAGCATCAGGGCCATGAGGTGAAGTGGTACGACAAACCGCGTCCCGATGGGACGGACCGCCATGCCGGAGAGGGAATCGTGGAGAAGATCCGCGATTTCAACGACCTGAGAAAGAAGTGGATCGGGTGGGCGGACCTCATCTATACCCCTGACAACGTTTCCTACCTCGATCTGCTCGAACCGTATCGCAGGATCGGTTACCCTATCTTTGGATGCAACCTTGCCGGTGTTGAGTGGGAGCTCGACCGCGAAGTCGGCCAGAAGGTCATGGCCGACTGCGGCATGCCGATCATTCCGGGCAAGACGTTTCATGACTACGATTCAGCGATCGCTTACGTAAAGAAGGAGGGTAAAGCGTTCGTCTCCAAGCCGTCCGGTGACGGCGAGCGTGCAATGTCCTACGTCGCGAATAACGCGGCGGATATGGTCTACATGCTGGAGCGCTGGAAGAAGATTCCGAAGTACGTGAAAGCGGCCCGCGAAGAGGGGTTTATTCTCCAGACCAAGATAGACGGGATGGAAATGGCAGTCGGCGGATGGTTCGGTCCAGCGGGCTGGAGTAAGGCCGGGTGGGTTGAAAACTTCGAGAACAAGAAGCTCATGAATGGCGATCTCGGAGTCAACACCGGCGAAATGGGCACGACGGTTCGCGTCGTCAAGAAATCCCGGCTGGCGGACATGGTCCTGAAGCCAGCGACAGAGCACCTTCGCCGCATCGGGTATGTGGGCTACGTCGATGTCAATTGCATGATACCGCACGCTGGAACCCCCTACCCTCTTGAGTGGACGATGCGCGACGGATGGCCGATTCGCCATAATCTCACGGCATTGATCGAAGGCGACCAGGCACAGTGGATGCTTGATCTGGCAAACGGTAAGGACTCGCTTAAAATCAAGACCGACACCGTGTGTATCTCTGTCCTGATGGCGCTTCCCGATTTCCCGTACTCGAAGATCACGAACAAGGAACTCTGCGGAATTCCGATTTACAATGCGGAAGACACGGAACACCTTCACTTTTCCGAAGTCATGATCGGCAACGCGCCGCGCGAGATCAACGGAAAGGTAGTGGATCTCCCCGGCCCGGTTACCGCCGGGGATTATGTTCTGGTAGCCACGGGTACGGGTGAGACCATAACAGGTGCGCGGCGCAGTGCTTACAGCGCCCTGAAAAAGGTAAAGATACCCAATAGCCCGTTTTACAGGACGGACATTGGCGCAGGACGGTTGAAGAAGCAGTTGCCGGAACTTCAGGCTCTTGGCTTTGCGACGGGTCTTTCTTACTAGGAGTCATTATGCCGCTCAAAAAAGGTAAGTCGAAAGATACGGTTTCGTCCAACATAAAGACCGAGATGAAACACGGCAAGCCGCAAAAGCAGGCCGTGGCTATCGCTCTGAATCAGGCTCGCAAGTCGGGCGCGCACATTCCGAAGAGGAAGAAGTGACTAGTCGCGCACGAAAGAATGGTCTGATCAGCGAGCAGTCAATAAAGGCGGCGATCAGTGAAGCAAAGGGTGACCTCTTCCTCGCTTCGTGCGCCCTTGACTGTACGGCACGTGAACTCGACGGATATATCCGTCGCTCCGTCGAGTTGCAGCACTTCATAACTGCTGTTGAACAGGTCAAGATCGATCCTGCCTACTCGCGTCTGAGCGTCGAGCAGTTTGAGAATCAGCTGGCTGATCAAACGCGCGCGCTCCGGATAGA